GATTAAGATCGACCCTAACGGTACAGAGGGAGCTCACGTCGAATCGAGTGGGCTACTTATTGTCCTTCCAAAAAAACCAAAGCGATCTGAGATACTCTTCCATGACCAGCCAAAGGAGCTGCAAATGTGGAGCCGCTTACCTATGCCCGAAGAGTTGCAGAGGATTCGAAGTATGGATGAGTGGTTCGAGAAGCCTGCCGAGTTTCGATCAAGGTTTCGTGTATACATCGAGAAAGAGTTTCAACGCAGGAGGGACGGCGTTTGGTTTTACAACAATGGGGAACCTACGTATATTACAGGGAGACACTATATGTTTTTACAGTGGTCTAAAATTGATATCGGATACCCATCATACCTTGCTTTCCAAAGAAACATCTTTCTCCACATGGCTGCTTGCGAGGCTGATCCTCGCTGTTTCGGTCAGCTTTATACTAAGTGTCGTCGCTCTGGTTACACCAATATATGTTCTGCTGTACTTGTTGACGAAGCTAGTCAGGTTAAAGAAAAGCTGTTGGGCATTCAGTCAAAGACTGGTAAAGACGCTCAGGAAAACATCTTCATGAAAAAGGTGGTCTCTATCTTTAGAGGCTACCCTTTCTTTTTTAAGCCTATCCAGGACGGTACCACAAACCCCCGTATGGAGCTAGCCTTCCGTGAGCCATCGAAACGGATCACCAAGAACAACAAGACGTCTCAGCGAGGCGATGCACTGAACACGGTCATTAACTGGAAGAACACTACAAACAACGCATACGATGGTGAGAAGCTACACATGCTTTACCTCGATGAGGCGGGGAAGTGGGAGAAGCCTACCGACATCAGAGAGGCATGGAGGATTGAGCGTACCTGCTTGATCGTTGGTAAAAAGGTGGTCGGTAAAGCCATGGTGGGCAGTACCGTAAACCCTATGAATAAGGGGGGAGAAGAATACAGGGGGCTCTGGGAGGACTCCGACCCAAATCAAAGAAACAACAACGGCAGAACCAGGTCGGGGCTGTATCGGATATTTATACCAGCATACGAAGCCCTAGAGGGGTTCTTTGATAAGTACGGCAATGCCGTTGTAGATAACCCTCCGAACCACATGCCTGGTACGGTGCGTCGCATAAAGTTTCCTGGCGACATCATAGGCATAGATGGAGAAGTCATAGATCAAGGTAGCAGGTCCTACTTGAAGAATGAAAGAGAGTCATTCAAAGACGACCCGTCGGAGCTGAACGAAATAATTAGGCAGTTCCCTTTCACTGAAGACGAGGCATTCAGGGACAGCATTGAGGGCAGCCTATTCAACATTGGAAAGATCTATCAGCAGATAGAGCACAACGACAGCCTCTATCCCAACCCAGTAGTACAGGGAAACTTTATCTGGAGGAAGAAGGACGAAGAGGTAGCTTTTTCTCCAGACCCCAACGGTAGGTTTCGCGTGGCCTGGTTGCCCCCTGATCACCTAAGAAACAATAAAGCCGAGGAACGCGGTAAGCGCGTAGCTCCGAATGCACACATTGGCGTAGGGGGAGTTGACTCCTATGACCTTGACGCTACCGTGGACGGCAGGGGTTCAAAAGGTGCGCTGCACATGTACAACAAGTTCAACATGGATGTGCCGCCAAACATGTTTGTGGTAGAGTATGCTTCTCGTCCAGATCTAGCTAGCATTTTTTACGAGGATGTCCTGATGTGCGCTTTTTTTTACGGGTATCCACTGCTTATAGAAAACAACAAGTATGGGATTGCAAGGTACTTTGAATCAAGGGGTTACGACGGTTACTTAATGGACAGACCTCAACATTTACGTAACCCGAACTCCTCTAGCAATGTGCGAACGAAAGGCATACCTTCCAACTCGCAAGACGTCATCCAATCTCACGCCCAGGCGATTGAAGCATACATTCATGATCACGTTGGAGTTAGGGCAGAATCTGGAGAGATGGGTCAGATGCTGTTCAATAGGACTTTAGAGGATTGGATAGGATACAAGATAGATAAGCGTACAAAGTTTGACTTGACTATCAGCTCTGGCTTAGCGCTTCTGGCAGCTCAAAAAGCGAAGAAAGAAAAACCTAAATCGAACTTCAACGAGAAGCAGTTTTTCCGCACCTTCAAGCCAAAAGCCTGGCACTCTTAGATTTACTATATTTGCAATAGTAATCTAGCAATTTCACAATAAATGTACACAGAGAGAGGTAAATCTACTTCTGGCTTTCCTGACCCACTGTCTTCTTCTGAAAAGAAACAAAGCAAGGAATATGGCCTGGAGTATGCGAAAGCTATATACAGTCAGTGGGGTAAGCTAGATCAAGAGAACTCTGTTTACAGTAAGAGACTCAAGGTATTCAAAAGAAATCGCCAGTACGCAAACGGAACTCAGGACACTCAGATTTATCGACAGCTCCTTAACACTCTGGATCCCAATAACGGTGATGGCAGCATGCTCAACCTGGACTTTACTCCAGTTCCGATCCTGCCTAAATTTGTTCGCATTGTAGTAAACAAAATACTATCTCTAAAGCCATACCCCAACCTCGAAGCTATTGATCCGCTTTCCTCGTCAGAAAAAGACCAGGAAAAAAGAAAGCTGGAGATGATGATTGAAGCTAAGAATCAGATTCAAATCATCGAACAAGAAACAGGGGTTAGCCCTCCAGGTATGAAATCTGAGGATATCCCAGAAACCCTGGAGGAGGCAGAGATATTTATCGGTAATAATATTAAGTCATCTTCTGAAGTTGCCGCTCAGATAGCTACCGATCTCACACTGGAGTGGAATGACTTTACCGACACTACTTATCGTCGCTGCGTAAACGATATGGCAGTCCTTGGGATGGCCGTAGTAAAACGAAGCAACGACCCTAGTTACGGAATCAAAACCGATTACGTTGACCCCGCATGCTTTATTCATAGCTACACAGAGGACCCCAACTTTGGTGACCTGGTTTACGCTGGTGAGGTAAAGAAGATGCCGATTCATGAGCTTAAGCGAATAGCTGGTGATCAGATTGACGAGAAAGGATTTGAGAAGATCGCAAGACACTCTCAGAAGAAGTACGGTTATGATAACGCCAAGTTCAACCGCACCTCATACGATACCTACACCAACAATACTAGCTACGGCTATGATGAGTTTATGGTGGAGGTCCTCGACTTTGAGTTTATGTCTGTTGACTGCGAGTACTTCGAGGCTAAGGAAAGTAGATTCGGAAACATAGGCTTTTACGCCAAGGGTGAGAACTACAAGTCTCCTTCCAACTCTGTATTTAACAGGGACATGGTGAAGCTTGAGAATGCAAACGTGTATGGAGGCATGTTGGTTATTGGTAGCGACTTCCTGATTAACTACGGCAAGAAGCACAATATGCCGAGAAACATGCACGACATTTCTCGCACTAACCTTTCTTACTCTGTTTGCTCCACCAACATTCTGGACATGATGCCTAAGTCCATGGTGGATAGCTGCATCGGTTTTGCTGATCAGCTTCAGCTTACTCACCTGAAGATACAGCAAGCGGTAGCTAAGGCTAAGCCTGACGGCATCATTATTGACATCGAGGGGCTGGAAAATGTCCAGCTCGGAAAAGGCGGAGAGTTGCAGCCACTTGAGCTCCATGATATTTACGAGCAGACGGGTGTCTTTTACTATAGGAGCAAAAACCCAGAGGGTGGATTCCAGAATCCGCCAATCAGAGAGATTGGTAATAGCATTCGAAATATTAACGAGCTTATAGGTTTGTACAACCACTACCTCCGTATGATCCGCGATGCTACAGGAATCAACGAGGTGATGGATGCTTCCACGCCTAAGTCTGATGCCTTGGTGGGTGTTAGACAGCAGGCTTTGGCTGCCGCGAACAATGCTATATACGATATCACAAATTCGTCTATGGTTCTGTATAAAAAGGTTTGCAGCGACATAGTTAAGTGCCTTCAGATTATCCATCCCGATTCTGTTCTGTACAAGATGTATGAGAACGCTGTAGGCAAAGAGAATATGAATGTGCTTAGTTCATTTGCGAACCTCGCTATGTACAACTTTGGTGTTCGCGTAGTGAAGGAGATGGAGGAGGCCGAGCGCCAGTATCTGGAGCAAAACATTCAAATCGCTCTTTCTCAAAAAGAGATAGACCTTGAGGATGCCATTGCAATTAGGCAGCTTAGAGATATCAGCCAGGCCGAGCGCCTCTTGATCGTCAGAAGAAAGAAGAGAATTGCAGCTAATCAGAAGATTGCAATGCAGAACTCTCAGCGCCAGGCTCAGATTCAGCAACAGTCTGCCATGGCTACGGCTCAGCTCAAGCAGCAGGAGATGCAAATGCAGGCTCAAATCAACGCTCAGGAGATGCAGCTTAAGAATCAATTAGAGGCGCAGCTCGAAAGCGTGAAGCACGAATTCAGAAAAGAAATCGAAATGATCAAGGCTCAGGCTACCCTCGGATTCAAAGAGGATGACAAGGAGTTTAAGGAAAAGCTCGAAGTCTTGAAAGAAGATAGAAAAGACAAAAGAATTAAGAAGGAGTCCGCAGAGCAAAGCAAACTCATCTCCCAGCGTCAAGGCGAGAGAGGCGAGCTACCAGAAGAGTTAGGGGATACAACACAGATGTTATAAAATGGCTACAGTAAACTTAGATACAGCTGCAAGATTAGATATCGTTTGCAGGAAAAGAGATTCCTTTCAGTTGGTTCTTGATTTTGGTGTTACCGTCCCAGCGACTACTTGGCTTATGCAGGTCAGGGAAGATCACGGTGGAACCATAAAGCTAGATGGATTTCACTTCGATCTCAGCGATGGCGATGACACTAACTCAAAGCTGACCATTTCTGCAAGCGCTGCCGAAATGAATTTCGACGCTGGGCTTTATGTTTACGATTTGCAAAATACTGACTCCGCTGAAATCGACAGCGCAGCCACAGTAAAGACCTACGTATACGGGACGTTTAAATTGAATGATGATATTACTGGGTAATGTCTGATATCAAGGTTGTAAATAGCGGTCCAGATACTATTAAGGTATCGATTAATGAGACGCCAACGGTAAAGGTTTCCTCGCCCACAATTCAGGCGGTGAAGGTCAGCGCTGTTGCGGCTCCAGTTACTAGTGGAGGCGGTGGCGGAGGAAATGGAGGCCCAGGTCCTACTGGCCCTGAGGGCCCTCCTGGCCCCCCTGGCGAACAAGGTGAAACAGGTGAAACAGGGTCTCCTGGGGTGCAAGGTACACCTGGGGTGCAAGGTACACCTGGGGTGCAAGGTGAAGAAGGGCCCCCAGGACCTACAGGCAGCCCAGGCGGTCCAGGCCCTGAAGGCCCTGAAGGCCCTACAGGACCAACGGGAGGTGTCCCATCAATTACATTTGGATCAGGCCCATCAACGACTGTTACCGACCCTACATCGCTCACCTTTGAGGGTTTGTTTGGGGGTTCAAACAGCTCTGGTGACATTACAATAAACCAGGAGAGGTTTACTCAGAACTACACTGCTAATATGCCTACGGTTTTGGGCGTCGTAAAAACTTTTGGTAAGTACAAAAACGGAGACACTATTCTAGCTAATGGGAAGACTGCCTCTGAGTTACTGATTGATGCGTTTACAGATTCTGTTGCCGCTACCCCCTCTATTGACGTTGTTTCTGGCACAAGTCCTGAGTGGCAACACCCAGCGAGTGATTCAACCATAAGTGTTACCGTAGATTTCGGTATAAACAATCAGGGTGGATCTGGTACGGCAGTTGTCGAGTATCAGCTCGGAACTAGCAGCTCTACACCTACTGGCATCTGGACTACGGTGCAGTCTTACACTTCTTCTTCTGTCGTGTATGGCGCTAATTCGGTCACCGTATCTTACGACACAAATACAGCCTGGGCTTCTAATAATTACTTTCACTTCAGGGTTCGGGTTACGGAGACTGGTCTGTCAGAGGTGAGCGATACAACAAGCACCACGGCCCAAAGTTTTACTGCCCCGCTTATAGACGACTTCCAAATAACCAGAAGCAACTCATCGATAACGGCTGCTACTGGGACAAGCGGAACTAGGAGGGAATATGGGGATGTTCAGACTACACTTAGGTACGACGTTGAGAGAAGAGAGCAGTACGATGCACTTATAGATTCTGTCGTTCAGGTAAAGATAGGCAGTAACTGGAGGGAGATAACAACTCCTAATTCCACAGTTGACTTGAGCTCATTGGCTGATGGCGCTACTCAGAACAACATATCCCTAGCTATAAATACAGACTCCATAACTGTAGCTACTGACGGTGTTGTTGATCTTACTGCTGAGGCCACCCCTCATGAGTATCGAGTGGTCGTAGATAGTACTTATGGTTCGGACGAAGATGAAGAGTTTTCGGACATTAATTACTACTACTCCTATCAGATCTGTTTCGACACAACAGCATTGACGGCCTCTTCATCTACGAATGACGTTCAAACTGTTTACGATGCTTTCGGCGGGGACGACAACGGGGACAACGAGATAGAGATTATAACTGTGGGTACTTACCCTTCTAACATCGGAGATACCGAAACTTATACTGTTCAGACTTCAAACAAGTACATGTATATCTTTTATCAAGGAACGAATCACATCACTGGTATTAACCTGGACGGTGTATCTCCAACCCTTGGTGCATTTACTGACTTGGGTACCCACACCCTTGAAAATAGATACGGGGTTTCTGCGACGTACACCGTCTACAGGAGTAACTCCACTAATGCGTTTAATAGTAACTTCTTACATATAGACTAATGGCGGTAGAAGTAGGAAGAGCTGGTGAATACGGCCACAATAACTCAGCAAAGGCGTTTGTTGACTCCGACTTCGTAAGGGGCGGAATTAGGAAAGTTGCTAATGACTCAGAACTTACTGGTCTGTCTTCAAGCTCGGATCAGCTTAAGCAGGATGTAACCATAGTTTATCATGAGGCTGACGATAAGTTTTATCTGCTAACCGACGATACAAACATAAACAGCAAGGCCAACGGCTGGACAGACCTAGGCAGCATTCTTTCAGCTTCTGGTCCTCCTGGGGCGCAAGGGGCTCCTGGTGAAGACGGTGCAGATGGCCAACCTGGAGCAAATGGTAATGACGGCCAACCTGGAGCAGATGGTAATGACGGCCAACCTGGAGCAAATGGTAATGATGGAACCCCTGGAGCAGATGGTAATGATGGAACCCCTGGAGATCAATACGCTACTACTTCAACTAGCCAACTAGCCAATGGTACTGGTACTAAAACATTGACGGTACCCAATGGCCTGGCATATACTGCTGCTCAGTCGGTGATTATCGCATACGACTCTAGTACTTCCATGGAGGGTACTGTGACGTCTTACACGGCTGGTCCAAGCGCTGCTTCACTAGTAGTTGATGTGACATCATCAAACGGCCCTGGTGGACCCTATAGCTCTTGGGATGTAAATCTTGGTGGCGCACCTGGTCCTGCTGGACCGACTGGACTCACTGGAGATGGTTTTACAGGAGGGAGCTATACCGCCGCTACTGGTGTGGTTACTTTTACATCGGATGATGGATTAGGATTCAGTACTGGAGATTTGCGAGGGGCACCTGGAGCTGACGGAGCTGACGGAGCAGATGGTCAGCCAGGAGCTGACGGTCAGCCAGGTGCAAATGGATCTGACGGTCAGCCAGGAGCAAATGGATCTGACGGTCAGCCAGGTGCAGATGGGGACGGCTTTACAGGAGGTGGGTATACCGCCGCTACTGGTGTGGTAACCTTTACCTCCGATGATGGATTAGGATTCAGTACTGGAGATCTTAGGGGTGCTCCTGGAGCTGACGGAGCAGATGGAGCAGATGGAGCAGACGGAGCTGACGGTCAGCCAGGTGCAGATGGTCAGCCAGGAGCAGATGGAGCAGACGGTCAGACTGGCCCTACGGGACCCTCAACCTTTAAGCAGTTTGCCAATACTACCGCTAGGACTAACTATACGTCGGACAGGGCTGAAGGATTTTTAGCCTACATGCAAGACACAAATAGGCTGTTCATATACACTAATTCCTCAACGAATAATTCGGACTGGCAGACACTCGCTAACTGGAAAGAGCTTCCTTTCCAAACCGACGAATACAGCGAGGCTAGTTTGGCTAGCTTGCTTGCTTCCAGTGCGGGTGATTATTTAATCAACTTGTATAACACCTCTGACGATGAGTTTAACAAGTTCGATATAAACGACCTTTTCGGATTTATAGGATCTGAGCTTGCTCAAAGCCTGGTAGATGCTGGGCTTTTGACTTCGGGGGAGGTAAATTTTGGATCTGGCAGCATAGTCGGTGACATGAACGGAGATGGAGTTGTGGGAACGGCTGACCTTCTTATTTTATTGAGTATGTATGGAAGCACCATTGATGGAAGCTATAATGCAAGTTCGGTTGCTTCTTTCAGTTCTCAGACGGCAACTTCAGTCACCACGGCAGACTCTAGCAATTTTACTACAATCCCTATGAGCACCTCTGGTTTTTCAACAATAACCAACGGTTTTGGTGTTTCATTGAACGATAGCAATGACTACTTTGATTTTGAGGATGGCTCGGTTACATCATTAAGCACTGGCTTTGCAAACAGCGCTGGAAGGTCGATATTTGTGGGGAAATCTACTGACGGAGCTGGCAACACAGATATATCTAATCCTATAACATTTAGAATCACCACTACTTCGGCTGATATTCTTATTTTTCAAGTTTGTATAACCGCTGTAAATTCAGTCACTGCTGACGTGGAGCACACTCAACAGTTATCTGATAACATCAACGGGCAACTGTCTGAACCTGTTACAAATCTTGACGTCGAGATCAGCCCAATTGAAATTGCCGACCTGCTTAATGGGTATATAGATTCTAACACAACGGACATAAGAATTAAATTTCAGGTAAGCTCCGCAGGTGGAAATTTGTCTAGTGTTTCTTTGCATTCGGGATCTGTAAGAATTAAAAAATAATTCACGATGGGGAAGATAGTAGTAACAAAAAAGGAGAATAGAGTTGGCATTTCTATTCAAAATGTGGCAAACCTTTCTTTTGATTCAGGTTCGTTGGTCGCTTCAACATCTGCGCAAAACAAGGTTAGTATATACGATAGTGTTAGGCAAGTTTTTATAATTAAAGACCACCCGATTGCCGATGTAATAGATTCCACAAGGACAGCCTTTTCTGGAACTGCTTCTGGCACTGTAACAGCCTTGAACAATTTGATAAATGCATCTCCTGATACGTTTATTAAAAACTCAGAGACTATAACATCTCTATCTGGAGTTACGGCATCGGACTTTCAGTCTAAGGGAGGGTATTCTGTTTTTGTTGGTGATACCGATGGGTCATTGCAGACTTCCGATAAATTACTTCTAAGCGGAAGTAATCTGAAGTTAGGTGGAGATCTTATCTCTAATGCTAGCACAAATATTTCGCTTACACCTGGCACTAACGGAAAGGTTAGGATTCACGACACATATAACCTACCTACTTCTGACGGTAGTAATGGTCAGGTAATTGGCACTAACGGAAGTGGAACCCTATCCTTTGTGGACAATACTGCTGGCCCCACTGGGCCTACTGGGCCTACTGGTCCAGTTAGTGTGGTTCAAACTTTTGTTGTAACAGTATCTGGCGGCAAGTTTTACATCGATGGTTCACAACAGGCTAGCTTGACTCTACTCAGGGGTCATAGATATGTCTTTGATCAATCTGATAGCAGCAACTCTAGTCATCCCATTGCTATTTCAACTACTAGTGATGGAACGCATAATTCTGGTTCTGCTTACACTACTGGTTGGACCTACAGTGGAACAGCTGGTAGCTCTGGAGCAAACGCTAGCTTTGAAGTCCCTACAGACGCGCCAGCATCTCTTTACTACTACTGCGTAAACCATTCTGGAATGGGGGGCAGCATCACTACCGAGATCCTTCAGTCTGGAGCTGATGGGGCTACTGGGCCGACAGGCCCGACAGGACCTACTGGACCTACTGGACCTACTGGACCTACTGGTCCTGCTGGCCCCGCTGGGGCGGATGGTGATGATGGAGCTACTGGGCCAACGGGCCCAACAGGTCCTGCTGGCCCGACAGGCCCCGCAGGTGCTGATGGGAATGACGGGGCCACGGGACCGACTGGACCAGCAGGCCCCGCAGGCCCCGCAGGTGCTGACGGTGACGATGGAGCTACAGGACCCACGGGACCCACGGGACCCACGGGGCCAGCAGGTGCTGATGGGAATGATGGGGCTACAGGACCCACGGGGCCTACAGGGCCTACAGGACCTACAGGACCTACAGGCCCAGCTGGAGCAGATGGATCAGCCACGATCAACAACAATGCTGACAACCTTGTGATTACTGGGTCTGGTACGGCTGGCACACTTGAAGCAGAAGCGAAGCTTACGTTTGACAGCTCTAAGCTAAGCGTATTGGGAAGTGTTGGTAGCACCAATGGGGTTGAGGTTTATGGCGGCGCCCTTAATTCAGCAAATGCGTATATATCGCCCGTAGGCTCGGTGTCCCTCTTGCAGTTTGGAAACTCTGCTACTGGTTTGGTTTTTGACATGAGGGGAAATAAAATCGCTTTTGATAATGACGCTACTAATACTTACATCTTAGCCGATGCTGATAACCCTGAAAACCTAGAGATTCACGCTGACGGAAACATTGAGCTTCGAGCAGATGATGACGTTCAAGTGATTGGTAATATTAATATTGGAGGAAGTGCCACAATAGACAATGTTATCGCTGATACTTCAGGGCTTAGTGCTACAGCAGACATTGGACACGGCGCAGAGATCACCTTCTTGGGTACTTCTTCGGACGCCACCACGAAGGGTAAAATCTATTACTACGATGGTAGCACATGGGAATTTTATAGCTCCAGCACCGAAGCGGCTCAAAAAGCTTTGTTGGGGTACTCTCTCGGTACTACAATGGCGTCTGGATTCCTTCTGAGGGGGTTTGTACACGCAGACTCTAGTACTTTAACAGCGGGGGCTCAAGTATTTGGTCACACCAACGCCTCGGCAACACCCACGGCCCCGTCATCTGGATTCCAAAGAGTTATGGGTCACGCGGTGGCTAATAATATCTTTTACTTTAACCCTTCTCAGGAATACATAGATTTAGCATAATGACATGCCAGATATTGAAAAATACAGTGGAGTAGAAATGGCCGATATAGAAAAAATAAGCGGACACGATGTACCATCTGGGAGCAGTGGGACAGCTACTACTACACCGACAATCTCGTTAAATGTGGGACTGTTTGGGTCCGTGACAATTACTGTCACAAATCACAGCAGTTATACGAACCCAAACTATCACGTTATTTCCAAGGTGGGAAGCACAGTAACGGTGCAAGATGCTGACGTAGACCACACATTAGACAGTGCGAAAGATTCCGTATCAGCTACTTTGTCTTTCAAAGACACCGACTCCACTACAGGGACAAGGACTGTTGAAGTGCGGGCGCAAGAATTTGGAGACAACGTGCAGAGCGCAGCCGCAACAGCGACCTATGACATAACAGGGCCGCCCGC